ATAGATGGCGAGAGTTGACGGACTTAAAATTGTGGGTGGCAAATCTCTTGGCGTGTTGGACTAGACGACTTATGTAGCCTCTTACCAGCAGTAAAAGTTCAAGAAGTAAGTGTTAGCTCACCACTCCATAGTGGTTTATTTTGGGGTTGTTCTCGTGTTTTTAGCCACTTAAAAAAGAAAAAACAAAACTGCAAGAGGGTTGGTAGTTGCCTCTTAAAATATCAACTACCTTATTAACATTAACCATTCTATAAGGAGAAAGTTATGGAATTAAAAAAATATGTAATCATTACATACGCTCAGGCAACTTTCAAGTATTATGTTGACGCTACATCAACAAAAGATGCGGAGAGCAAGTATCTTAGAGGGTGGGCTGACATACACAACGATGGTATGCCAACCGATGTTCACGATGAACAAATTGATGAAATTTATTGTCGTACTTCTACCCACAAGAAAGTGAGGTCAAAGTGACACCTTACGAAAAATTTGCAAAGAAATATTATAATCAGTTAAGAGGATATACTGTGGTTGATTTTAATTTAAAGAGTGATCCATATGATAATGATATTATATTTCCAACTTTAACTATGACGAAAGCAGGGAAAACAATTAAAGTATCTGTTAGCCAAGACGAAGAGGGTAACGGCGGAGGACACTTATTTATAGAGGAGAACGACTAATGAGTAAGCAACCAAAACCAACACGAATAAGTATTGAGTTTCCTAGTGAGGAATCTGCTCTTAACTGGTACAGGACTTATGTTCCGCATTTTGTACAAGCTGACTCAGCTTTATTTAAAAATGATTCTTTATTAGACAAAGCAATGAAAAATAAATGGGTTATAAAATCTGACACATTTAATGGTCGACGCGTAAAGTTTAAAGAAGGGTGGGTTCTCGATGAGTAGAAAGTATACAATACATTGGGATGTAAAAGAAATTACTAAGATCCTAGAAAAAGGGTATACTGGTTCGTTTTCTTCTGAACAAGAAGCGGAGTTTACTATTGAAAAAATAGTTGACAGTATAGCCCACGACACTATTTTTAATTATAAAGTAACCAAGGAGTGAGTGATGACTAAAAAACTACACAATTTAGCAGAATCAGATACTTTGGTTCGCGATCTGTTAAAAGTTAATCAAAGGTATATAAAAACATTTGACCCCGATCATCCGTATGGTGACAATATTGATTATGTTCAAATGTTCATGGTTCTTAAAGTTCTAGCCCTCCGTACTCCAGGAGTCGCCCAGTACATTGACGAACAAATACAATATATGCAACAAAGACTTACTAAACACAAAACAAAGAACAATAAACAGACCCATTTAAGCACCGTCAGACAGTCATGAATACTTTTTATATAGTTTAGTACCTTATAAAACTTGACGCATGGGTGGTGCTTATTTTATAACGACTAAAAAAACGTCGTTCACGAGTTATAAATACTGTACATCTTTTATAATATGTGTATACTGATATCATACCATTAAGGTATTAACATAACCATTGTAGAAAGGATGGTAAACAAATGAGTAAAATAACTCAAATAAAAGCCACTCAGGCAAAACCAACAGTAAAAATTGCTGAACTTATTGTAAAAGAGGAAGAACTCTCTTACGAGCAAATTTTTCAGTTTGTCAAACAACACGCAGGAGGTAACGAAGGTAATGTAAACATTGTCCCTTTACCTAATGTTGATATTAATAACAAAAAACCTGTTCCATTTGGATATGGTGGCAAAAAAGACGGTGTAAGAGCCAAAATACAAAATATGATACTTAAAGGTATAAAAGGTGACCACACTCTCAAAACTATGCTAGACGTAACTTGTAAACAATTTGGACATTCCAAAAAAAGACCCAATGTATTACACGCTCTAATGCACGGTGGGTACAGTCCGTCAAGCAAATTTTGGTTAACTCCTTACATTAAGTTAGTAGTTCAATCTTAAAAATTTATGGGGGAAGGGCTTCGGCTCTTCCCTCATGTTTCAAGTTTGCTATATAGTAGTAAAATGAAATAAGTGTAAAATCAAATTTTAACTTTCTCCAATATACGATATATAGCTATATCCGATATATATTGAAAACTATTTCAGTCGCGCGAAAACAATCGACTTTGAATTTAAATTTGCATCTTTTCAAAAATTCTACTATTATACAGAGTATGGCGATCGCTAAACAAACACATAAGAATAAACTTGAGGTAGTAGCTAATCCCCGCAGGGAAAAACAAATTACTCCCAAACAAGAAGAGTTCGCAAGGTTGTATGTCTGTGAAGACATTACACAAACCGAAGCAGCGATAAAAGCTGGATACTCTAAAAATTCAGCTCATGTAATAGCTTCACAACTTTTAGATGGGCGATCGTTTCCCCATGTAATTAATAGAATACGAGAACTGAAAATAGAATTATCTCGTAAGTATGAAGTTTCTTTTGAGGGTCATGTAAAAAAACTGGCTGAAATTAGGGATTCTGCGATCGGTTCTGGTAATTTCGCAGCGGCTGTCGCTGCTGAAAAATCTCGTGGTCAAGCAGCAGGACTGTATATTGATCGTAAAGAAATACTGCACGGAAAAATTGATCAGATGAGTAGAGAAGAAGTAATGAAGGAAATACAAAAGTTACAGGAAGAATATCCAGCTTTGGCAACATTTAGTGCTGATAATATTGTGATCGAAGGTAAATCTAACGAAGTGAAAACAAAGGATTAATTAATACTTTTTCCTGATTTTGTTGTTTAGTATAATATAAAGGTAAGATATTAACATTAACAAGGAGCATACAATGGCGATTAAAGCTACTGGAAGCAAATTCACTTACGAGCTAACTGGTAATGAGTTAGCAACTTATTTAATTGAGCGTTTTGGTGATACACCAGAAAATGCAATTACACAAACTAATGAAGCTGCAAAATCAAACAAAGCATTTTTTGTAAGACTTGATGAAGCAGATATTTTAAACCTTAAACAAAAAACAATTGATTATTTTAAATCACTTACAGTTGTTGATATGACTGGCAAAAATACTTCGTCCTGATTTATTTTTTTACTTCTTGATTTTTGTTGGTGTTACTATATTAATGTAATACTAACAAAAACAAGGAGTCTATTATGGAAAAAATTAATTGGGTTCGTAGTAATAACCTTAATGATTTTTTTAATTTATACGATAAACTACCCTCGCACATAAAAAGTGTTGTTAAAGACATTGTTGGCAAGGGTGAGTTTTTGTACTACGATTTTGAAGGTCACCCTAACGGATCTTCAGTCACAGTACCAAAAGTCTTAGATGATAATCCAAAATGTAATTGGTTTCAAATATTCAGTTATAATTATGGTTGTCAACACTTTATCATACACAAACCTCAAAAAAATGGTGGTGTTTTGTATGAGTTAAAACTTAATGGTCACTATACTTTTGGTGTACCACCGATGTTTATTTATAAAGAAAAGGAAAAACAATGGTAAAAAAACTTGCGAGCGTACTACCAAGAATATTAGAGAACATTGTAAACAATGGCGATAATACTTTTGACAAACCCTTTATTGAACAACAGTTGAACGGGACTAGTTGGCAGTATGAGTGGGTTGACTCAAAAAACGGTAGACCACAAATTAAAATATGGTAGAGTGTTTTGAAACCTGAATCTAAATTGTGGCAACAGTTAAAAAAAGGGACACAGGATATGGGAGTGTTTTGGACACGCATTGAGTCGTGGTCTAGTCCTGGTGTCCCAGATGTTCATGGTATCAAAAATGGTGTTAGCTTTTGGGTTGAACTTAAGATCTCTAACTTAAAAACACTTAAATCCATTGGACTCAGCCCACACCAAAAATCGTGGCAGTTCAAGTATTCTCAACAATCAGGGAATATCTTTAACTTTGTCAGCCATCCTTCGTCCCGAACTTTAAAAATATTTGGTGGTTCGCGATCCTTGGAACTTAACGATCAAAAAAGATCCTTGGTTCCTGATCTGGAGGTTCCGTTTCCTGTTGATTGGAAGATCGTTCTTGATCATATTATATCTCACTCTGGTTCTTAATGTGTCGTGCGATAAAAAAAGACTTGCCAATCAAAATTGATCAAACTTGATCGGTGCCGATCGTGTATAAAAAAGAAAACATTGGAAAAGGTTTGACGCATATTGATTTGTGTTTAGTGTAATATATAATTGTAATATTAACAATTAACATGGAGCGTCAAAATGGGTTATACTAATTTTTGGCAACAGCCTACAGAGTTTACTCAAAGTGAGTGGGCTCAAGTTGTAAAAGAAGCCGAGTACATAAAGACTTGGACTCTTAACAATAAAACAAAAACCAAAGACTATGTTCAAGTGGTTATAGAAGAAGATCTTATAATAATTGAAGGTGTTCACCCTAATGTGTGTGAGAACTTTGTCCTTTACCGTAATGTAGTAAGTAAGGACAGGCTTCTCTTTTGCAAAACATATATGCGTTTGTATGATCTAGCAGTACGGTATTTATTGAATGTCTGTGTTGCAGTAAAAAAAGACTTTACTCTTACTCACACGCCTATTTAACAAAGATCCTCGGTTCTCAGGTTCCGAGGTTCTCGGTTCTTGATTGGGGGATCATGATAGATCTTTAATGATCTGGTTCTCATAATTGATCTTTATTGATCGGTGCCGATCGGGTTCGGGTTCTGGTTCTGCAGTCGTAAAAAACAGAAGTAAAAATTATGGTCATAACAAATTGTTACTATAATATATTTATTATGTTTATGTTTATTTTTATTTATTGTTTATGTTTGTTTATATTGTACAAGCTATATAATTAACTGTTGTACAAAAACAACAAATTATAATTAATTTACTTTTTTTATAATAATTACTTGTATTATTATAAATATGCTATATATTTATAATATGGCATAAGCCATATTTTAATACTAACTTTAACAAGGTAAAAAAATGTTAAAAACTAATACACAAAAAAAGGCTAGTGTAACAGTTAATAATATTACTTTAGTTAGTAAACATACAACAAAGCAAACAAGTGCGTATACTGGTTTTACTAATACAAGTATTAACCAATTTAAAAACACGCATTGTGGTGGCAGTTACAACAACATAATAGTTGTACCTTGCAACAATGTTAACCTTAAAAATACGCCACCGCTTAGCTTTGGTTATAATGGTGGTAAAGGTAAGCACCATAAACAATTTGGTGGTACTAGGGCATTAATACTAAATAGCTTTTTATTTGGTGTTACTGCTAACCATACACCTGCCACAAATGGTAATGGTAATTACAATTTGGGTGCAATACTTAACGCATTAAAAGTGCAAAAGGTAAGTAATGCTTTATGGGGTGCAACATTTTTATTAAATGGTGGTAGCCCAAACAATGCATGGG